CCCAGCGTATCCTGGAAGGCCCCGGAATCCGGGTTGAGTCCATAGCGCGAGAGATTGCGCGTGGCGCTCGCCTCCGCGCCCGTGGCGGCCTGTTGGGCGTCCGCCTGGGCTGTTGCGGCCAAGCCCTCCTCGTTCACCCCGTTCAGGCTTTCGGTGATGTACTTCTCACGCACCGGCGCGGCCTGCTCAATCATGCCCATATTGGCCTTGATCTGCGCCTGCTCCAGCGGCTTGTAGTCCGACTTCCAAAAGTCGAAGTACTCCTGCGCCATGCCTTGCTGTTGCTCGGCGATGGTGGCCATGCGGGCGTTGTAGGCGGTGTCCTGCGTATTCGTGGTAGAGCTGCCGCCGCCTTTGCACAAAGCGACAGGGCCGTCGTATTCCTCTCCCTTGGCCGCCAGCACGTCGCCGGTGGCCAGGTCGAGCACGATCACTTCATAGACAATCATTGCAGTTCCTCCCGGGTCGCGGTTGTAAGCACGGCAGGCGACGAAACGCCCGCAGCCGCGTCAAAGGCCCCACGGGGCAGCACCCCGCGACGTTTCCAGCCACAACGCAGGGCAAAGGCCACGGCGGACGAGTTGTCCGCGGGCGTCACCCCCACAAGCATATCCAGCCAGTACGCGCCATCCGCCGCGCGCATGTTCAACAGCGACCGGAGGCACCAGCGGCCAAGCCCCTTGGCGTCCGCCCCCCAGAATTTCTTGAAGGTGAAGAAATCGCACTGGGCGAACCGGCCCTGGAAGCGGTTAAGCCACACGACACCGGCAATCTCGCCGCGCACGTAAGCGACAAAGAAGGCCGTGCCCTGTGCCTTGGCCATGTGCAAAAAGGCCGTTTCGTCCTTCACGGAGCCGTCGCGGAACACGTGCGCTCCGCCCTCGGCGACCAATCGCCGATAGAGCTCCAAGATCTCCGCATCCCGATAGGTGCGGATGCCGTCCACCTCGGCGTACAGGTCCATATAAAAATCGGTCATCTCCCCTCCTTGGCCTGTTTCCCAGCCGCTTCCTTTGACGCGAGGCCAAGCTCCACAAGATCGTTGAACGTCACGGCCCGGCCCATGGGGTCGGGCACTCCGTGAGCGAGGGCCAGCAGGATGCGGCGCGCGGCGGCAAGAAAGGTCTGCGCCCACGCGGGCACACCGTCGCTGCGAACATCCGGCAGTTGCGGCAGTCCCATCAGGCGTCCCTCAACTCCGCCATGCTGGTGGCGACAGAAACGTGGCGCACCGTGACCGCGCCGGAAATGAGCACCTCCCACTCCGAACCGGTGAAGGACGGCAAAGGGAACGGTGCCGAGGTGGTGACGTTGCGCCTGTAGACCTCGCGGCCATCGGCGAAGAGCTGGAAGGTAAGGACGGGCTCCTCGCTGTAGGGGGCGCTCACGCTGTCCAAGATGTCCCCGGCGAAGATCACATTGCCGCACCTTGCCGTGCCGAGCTGCCCCCCAAGTTCGCCCGCCGCGATCTCCTCGGCGTAGCTGGCGGCCAAGGCGATGCGCATGGCCTCGTACTCCTCCCGCGTCATAATGCCGGGGAAATCCGCCTCCACGCGGGCGGCGGCCATGTGCGCGGGCGAGGGAAAGCGGAATACCTTGCTGCGCCACTGCGCGCTGTAAGGCACATCATGCCCTTCCCAAAGGGCTATCGTGGTCCGGCCGTCCTCCTCGAATCCGAGATGAAGCTTGCGCCCTTCCGGCTCAAGCCAGCCGCACGTGGCGTGCAAGCCAAGCCCCAGCAGGACAGTGGGCTGCGCCAGGTCGTAGATGAACCCGCGCTTCACCCCGCTCGTGTCCTCGCAAAAGCAGATGTACTTGTTGCCCACGCCCCAAGCCCGGAAAGTGGAGGGCTGCATGTCCCACCAGTCCTCTTCGGAGAGGACGGAAGCGGTGAGGTTCTGCGGTGTGGTGGAGCCCGCGCCGACGAGATAAAGCCCGTCGACGCCGGGGAACAGCACCCCCTGGCGCATGGAAACCACGCCGCGCGGCCCGGCGCAGGGCGTATACCCCTCAAGCCTTGTCGGAGCCGTGGATGTCACGTCGTCGCAAGGAATCAGGTAGGCGGAGGCGTTGGTCAGGGCCACGAGATAGCTGCCCGTGGCGGCCAGGGCCACGATGGTGTGTTCCAGACTCTGCGCATAGGACCGGGGCCAGGCATACGGCGCGAAGGGCTGGCTGATGTAGACCTTGTTGCCCACAAAACCGGCCAAGGAGCCCCCACGGACAGTCGTGAGCCCCTGGAGCCCGTCAGGCGGGGGCAACCAGCCTTCGGTGACGAGAGATTCATCCAGCGCCGAAGTGAGGATGTCGTCGTGGTACGTGTCCAGGCTGGCGGCAAACTCGGCCACAAAGAGTTCCGTGGTGTCCTTGGTGCCGCTTGCCCCGCGATAGAGGCGCTTGTACTTGGCCGGGTTGCGGCCGGTCAGATCGGGCAGAGCCATGCCCGAAACCTGCATGCTCTGCCCGGTGACGAAGTTGAACAAGGCGCTCGGCGCGCTCGGCGCGCTTTCCTCGCCCAGATCGCTTACCCATGTCCAAACGTAATATGCGGTGGATGTGACGCCATTCGTTTCGCCCGTTCCCTGGACGGCCACAGTGGGGATGGACACAGGGGCCGGGAGTCCAAGGCGCACCGGCGCGGCCGCCCCGGTCTGCTCCCCCTCGCGGAACATCATGGCGCCAGAATTTTCACCGGTGTAATACATGCGGTCCAGTTCGTCCGCGTTCACGGTGGAACGGCACAGGCTCACAGCCTCATAGAAATGGAGCCATGCACCTTTATAGCGCAGGATGTCGCGCACCCCGCGCACGGAGATCCTGGCCTCCACAAGCATGCGCCGAAGGGGCGCAAGAGCGCCGGAATCCAGCCTGCAGTTGTCCGCGACCTGGGCCTGGGTCGCGTCCAGCAAACGGGGTTCGATGAGGGGGCGAGCGCCCGCGAATACGGGAATATCGATGCGCATGAGAAGAATTCCCCGGTGCTACGTCACAGGGTTGGCCGTTGCCCGTGCTGTCACAATAGCAACATACTCAGCCACGGCCGCCCAGCTCTCGGGGAAGCGAAGCTCTTCCTGATGGGCGGGCACGGGGCAGCGCGTCTCGACTTGCTTCCCGCTTTCATCAACGGCCTGCGCGGTCACCATGTAGGCGGGAATATCCACGACCACGCTGGGGTAAGCGGTGGGCGACAACCCAACATAATCCGCAGGAATCCCTTTCGTGCAATCGACAACGCTGACGCCATCGGGAATCGTCCCAAGGAGCGCCCTGGAAAGCTCCGCCTCATTGTGATGCAAAAGGTACATGGCCCCTCCTTAAGCAGAAAACACGTTCACAGACCCCACGCCACCGGCATTGGCTCCAGATCCGCCATTGGCGCTAGCTGTTCCGTTGTTTGAGTATCCGTCGGGGAGAGTGAGGAAAAACAGAATTCCGCCTGCGCCGCCACCGCCTGCGCCGACAACAGCGGAAGCCCCGGCCGCGCCAGGAAGTCCATTTGCACCATCAGCAGAGACAGTACAGGCCGGGCCGATGAAGATAGACGGCGACAGCAGAGCCAAAAAACCACCTGGCAGTCCGCCGTTTCCGCCATACCCACGTGTGGCGTTTCCACCACCAAGCCCCACAGAGCTCCCATAATCCCCGGCTGCCCCGCCTGCCCAGCCGCCCCAATTTGTGCCGGTTGAAAATGCACAAGCCCCGCCGCCACCACATCCTCCACACAAAGACCCAGAGCGCCCACCGGAGCCACCAAGTCTCACAGCACTCGAACTCGCCGTCGCTCCCGCACCAGCCCCACCTCCCCCTGCATTCATGGCAGATGCGGCGGTTCCCGCAGCTGTTTTAACAAGCCCAAAGACATAAGCCGCGAGAGCATCCGTTCGTATCTTCCGCGCTATCGCCTCAGGTGTGAGCGCGGGAATGACGACACCGCCGAAATCGCCTGCGTACCCAAGGCCATTGATGTGGACCCTACCTCCGTTACGAATGATGATGCTCGTCTTAGCAAACACAATAAGTCCCTTGCTGCTAGTGCTTGGGCTTAAAGATGCGGAAGCACCATCAACAATCAGCTTATCGCAGGAAACAACACTCGCTTGGGTAGTTGCATCCGGGGCAACTGTAGCCGCTCCAGTGATTGTGATAAGGCCGTTCGCGTCGGGCTGAAGAGTCACCCCTCCCTGCACGACATTCTGGCTGTAAATGCCGTCGCCGAAGATGAACTTCCGGCCTCCGATAATGCTTTTGCAGCCCAGATGCATGCTAGGCCTCCGGCACTTGGGCGAGCATGACCCACTTCACCCCGTTGTAGCGGAAGTTCACGTACAGGCCTTTGCCAGCGACGTGGGCGGTGGGAAGATCATCATTGCCATTTTTCACGAACGCATCGTTCCAGGTGATGCCCAATGCCGTGGCCGCATAGAGGCGCATGAGAATTTGCATGCCATTTTCCGGGTGGACCGGCGCATTCATGGTCAAGGCGACAGTGCTCGTGATCTCGCAATCCTGGTGCAGGTATGCGTCAAGAGTGACCGCACCTCCAACCGGGGCGACCGCGACGGGAGCGGCATACTGCTGGCGGGTGTACGGCGTGACAGCGTCCGCGATACCGGTGCGAGCCTCGGCGAGGATCTGCGCCTCGGACTTCCCTGCAAGGGCATTGGCGTTTGCGGCAGTACCCGCAAGGGCCTCGGTCACAACCTGCGCTTTTGTGCTGCCACCCAAGGTGTCGGCGTTCGATGCGTTGTTGTATTTCGGGGCAGCTTCAACCTCCAAGCCCAGCTCAACGGCTGCGAGCCCCGCGTCCACCGCGCAATCCTTCACCGTGACGGTTGTCACGCCACCGGCGCACACGGAGCTGGACACGTAGCCATAGGCGCTTGCACCCTGGATAAGATGCAGGGCGCGGTTCGCGGCAAAAATGGTCGTCTGGTCGCCAGCCACGGTGAAGCTCGTGGCGTCTACACGCGTGGGCAGCAGAATGCCGCCAGCCGCATTTTTAGGCCGCACCCAGCGGCTTTTACCCAGCAACTCCCAGGATTCCGCTGTCACCATCAACTCAAAACTCGAACCAGCCGCGAAATCTCTGGCCACAGTGCCCTCGCACCCGCGTTCAAGCGTCAACTGGACGCCGTCCCTGGCGACGACCCGGACATACTCATAGTTCCCCGCGCCGCTGCGGATTCTGGCGTGGAACAGGTCGTCGGGGTACACCAACTGCGGGAACCTGGCCGCGTCGGCGGCCAGGATCTGCGCCTGGGTGTCCGCTGCGGCGATGGCGATGGCCAGGGAAGAACCTGCGTTGTTTGTCAGCACGAGCATCAGAACACCTCTTTGAAAGAGATTTTGGGGAAGTCTCTGGCGTCGGTGAAGTCGACACGGACGCCTTCACCCAAGAACATCGGGTAGCCGCACACCTGGCCACCGGCATCGCCATGGGCCTCGGCCAACACACAGAAAATCGCGGAAGCCAAAACCAACCCGTCAGCTTGTCCGGCCTCCGCCACAACGAAATTGCGTGGGACCGAGCCCGGCACAGTCCCGTCCGCGAAGCCAGCGCCACGGAGCGCCATCCCGGCCAAAAGCACCGGCGACAACGTCCCGGTCGCAGCTCCCAATGACGCGGGCGTTCCAGCGGACAAAATGCCTGGCAGCAACACCGCCTGCGCCTCGCCTGCGGACGTGCAAACGCTCTCCGCCGGGTGATCTCCGGCGAAGGGCACCGTCCCTACAAGATGTGTCCCCAGAGTCGCCATGCCGGGCCTACCGTTCGGACAAGCTCATGTCGCCCGACCGCACACGGAAGCCATCGCCCGCCCAGATCTTCTTGAACTCGCCGGGGTCGCCGTACTTCGGCAGCGAGCCGTAATGCAGCACATTGCCGCCCTCGGCCGCGTCCATGACGGCCCAGGCCTGCATCTCGCCCCAATCTCCGGTGGAGGGGGCGAAGTCCACAGCGGCCGTGCTGACGACCTTTCCACCGGTGCCGTCATCTACGGCGGCGGGCATGATGAAGGCTCTGCGGGCGTAACCGGCCCCGGCCACCTCGTGCGCCAAGGAACCGGACTCCAAGCCTTCAACGCTGGTGAACAAGGCCAGGTACACGGCGGCGGGCATGGCGTACGCTTCCACCGCAAGGGAGTGATTCAACAGCTTTTTGGACAGGTATCTGCTCTTGGCCATGGGGTTGTTCCTCCTGGTGTGTCCGCTAGAAAAACGGTCTGTAGCGCACAGTGGTCGAAGCTCCGCCACCGCCCTGCTCCATGGTGATGCGCGCCCCGGCGATGCCGTCCTCGAAAAGCCGCTGGCTTACGACCGCGCTGTTCATGTCCGTCCAGGGGCGGTCGGGAATAAGCAGGAGCCGTGCAAGAGCGCCTTGCGCAATAATGGAGCCGTACCGGTTGAGCAGGAAGGCCGGGGCCTGGGTGCTTTTGACGGAAGGCTGGGCGACCACCTCGACAAGCAGCACCCCCGCCTGGTCCTCATTGGGGACCGGGTACAGCCGGACAAGGCCGGGCTCCGTGACCGTGAAATATTGGGGCGTGTCCGCCGAGGCATAGCCAAGCGCGCGCCACTGTTCCGGCGTGCGCACCTCGATGCGCCGCCCCTTGTGACGGACGGTGAGCACATCGCAAAAGTCGACGCCGCTGGGCGGGCGCAAGCCGTACACTTCCTCGCCCGCGTAAAGATCAGCGGTATCGGACACGATGACCCAGACCCGAGAGCGCGCGCAGAACTCGCGCGCCGCATCCCGAATCTTGGCGATCATCGCCGAGATGGGGCACTTGACCGTGGACATGCGCACCAGAGGAACGAAACTGCGCCAATCCGTGGAGATCATTGCTGGCCTCCCTGGCGATTGAAGTTGGGCGAGAACACAAGCTTGGCCTTGCTCTCCTCCCCCAGCACCGTGAAGAAGCGCGAAAGGTGACGCTCGCCTTTGGAAAGGTCCTCAGTCGAGGAATCGTTGCGGGTGTAGGCCCGGTACATCATGTATTCGCGCAGGGGCTCCGCCCAGGTGGCGTTCAAGGGAAGCTCCGCGGCGGTGTTCTCGATATCCGCGGGGATGCGGGCGTAGGACAGGTCCACATACACGCCGGCCGCAGGCGGAGGCGACACGTAGAAAACGGTGGGCACGGTGTCATCAAAAACGAAATGGTCGATAACGCCGGAGAAGCCGTCCATGTGCCAATCCTGGTTGGCCGCGTCCAAATCCTCGCGCGCGATGGCGGTGACGGGCAGGCCTGGGGTCTGGCCGTCACCGCCCATGTTGCGCACAATGCCCAGGAAACGGGCTCCGTCAGCGGGCACGGTCTGGCGGGTGGAGCCGGTGGACAAAAGGACGGGAACCGTGACGGAATTCGCATCGGCCCGCAGGAGCACCACGACGCGGATGGCGTCGGTGAGGTATTCCAGCAAGTCCGCTTCAGCCCAGCGGACATGCTCGTGTCCGGGCTCGAAGTCATTCAAATCACGCGCGACCTTTCGCACCAGCTCCAGCGCCTTCATGTGCCGCTCCTAGACCATGACCTGGATGTTGAAGCGGGGGACTTCCCGCCCGTCAGTGGGGTCCACATCCTTGGCGTCCAAAAGCGACTTGTACACGCACTTCGGCAGCTCAACTTCCTTTTCGCGCGGGACATAGAACTCAAGGCCGTTCACACAGCAGAACACGGCCTTGCGCCCCCCTGCCCCTTCGCCGTTCAGAATCTTGAGCTTCACCTTGGTGTCGTTGCGCACTTCCGCGAAGGCCACGGTTTCGGCCTTGGCGGCGGCAGCGGCGGCGGCGACAGCCTGCTTCTGGACCTGCTCCAGCTGGTCGGCCAAAGCATCCGCCTGCTCCGCCTTGACGTTGGCTTGGGCCAGCTGGTCGGCCAAAGAGTCCGCCTGCTGGGCCTTGGCCTTGGCCTGCTCCAACTGGGTTTCCAGGTCCTTGATGCGCGAGGACTGGTCCGTTGCGGAGGCGGCAGCAACCGCCTCCTTCTCGCTCGTTTTCGTCTCAGCCATGACTGTCACACACTCCTTTGCCTTGCCGGTTTAGAGCTTCACGGCGGCTTCGAGGCGCGCCATCCACGAGTCGTTCAGAATCACATTGGCCACGTAGGTGAGCCAGGCCACGCTTCCGCGCTGCCCCATGGGGTCGCCTTCACGCGGAACGCCGGGATTGAGGACCTTGGGAGTGACCGCGTTCTTGCCCTTGAAGGCCACGGAGCCGAAAGCGTGCTGCCCCAGGAAGAGGTACGGGTACACATCGGCTTTGGCCGCGTCGGTGCTGATCATGGCCCCCGCCGCACCACCGGCGCTCGGCCAGGGGAACAGCAGCGGCACGGAGACAAAACGCACCTCGTCGCAGGCGCCGATTTCCGTGGGGTAGACGAAGCCGCCGCCGTAGTCCTTCACGGCGATGAAGCCGTCGAGGTCGCGCACGTCGCCAGCGCAGTCCGTGTGGCAAAGGCAGACGAACGAGGACTCCACGGATTCCGTATTGAAGCTCGCCGTGCTGGAAACGCGCTTCGTGATACGCCGGGCGTGCTGGCGGCTCAGCAGGCGGACAACGCGGCGCACGTGGTCACGCGTGATCTTGTTGGTCACCTCGGCGCGGCTGGTGCCGTTGGCATAGAACACGGAGGTTCCGCCCTTAAGCGTTCCGAGGCGGATGGTTTCCAGCATGGCCCCGGACTGCTCGCCACAGAGGGTGATCATCTCCTGCAACACGTTGTCGGTGTGCAGGTCCTGGATCTTGTCGGTGATGCCAAGCCAGTCGCCGACCTGGCGGAGCTGGACGGTGATGGTGTCGCGAGAAGGCTTCTTCCCGGCGGGAGTCACACCCTCAACGACATAGTTCGGGGTGAAATCCAGCGGGTTGTAGCGACCGAAGTTGATGGTGTCGGTCTTGTTCTTCTCAAGAGGCTTGGCGTCGGCGAACTGCTCGGAAACCAGAAACGGGCTGGCGTGCTCCAGAAGTTCCGGGCACACATGCCCCGCCGTGTTCGGGCTGATATCGCCATAAGTCGTGGTAGCCATAGCGTTTCCCTACTTTTTCTTTTTGCGAACTCCCGCCTCCCAACCGGCGTCGAAGCTGTCCTTGTCGGGCTCGTTGAACGAGGGAGGTGGGCTCGGTTTGCTCCGGGGGACCATCCCGGCCTCGGCGACCGCGCGAGTGGGGTCATGCCGCCGGGGATCGGTCTCTGCCTTGAACCGCGTAAGCAGCTCCACAGCTTCCTGCGGGGTGCCTTCACGCAAGACGCGCTTAATTTCTTCGTACTCCTTGCCGGGCTTGGCCTCCGCCCACGTATGGACGCGGCCAAGGTAGACCTGGAGCTTGGCGGGGTCTTCAGACCGGTGCGCCTCGGCATAGTCCGCATGCGCCTGGTAGATGGGGGCGAAGTGGGCCTCGCGCCGCGCCGCCGCAACCTCGCTCAGCTCGGCCTGCTTTGCGGACTGCCGTTCGCGCTTTTCGGCGATGCGCTCCGCCTTATCCACCACGGACAGACTGTCCGGGCCGTATTCCTCCAAGTACCTGCGCAATTGCGCGCCTTCCTTGGAGTCTTCGACCATGAGCGGGGCAAGCTCCGGGTTCGCCTTACCAAAGGCCTCGACATCCTCGCGGATGTCTTCAGGCACTTCCGTCAGCGGTTTCGGGGCCGCGCCGTCCAGTTGCACGCCGCCAGAGGCACGCGCTGCGGCCAGCTCCTCTTCCAGCTGCTGCTGGCGTTCCTGAAGCTGCTTCAGGCGGCCTTGCTGGGAGTCGAACATCTGCGCCTTGCGGCGCTGCTCAGCCGGGTCTTCGTCCTGCGGGCTCGGCGCGGGCTCGGTTTCAGGCTCGCCCTGGGGAGCGCTCTCCGCATCCGCGGGGGCACGGTCCTCTTCCTGGCGGGCCTGTTCTTCCGCAACTCCGGTGGCCGCTTCCGTTTCAGGAGCGGTTGCACCCGTGGCGGCGTCAAAGCCAGCCTCAAACTGGGCGTCCTCGTCCAAGGGCTCCTGGCCCTGCGGATCTATTTCTTTCGCGTCGTCTTGCATGTTGTCCTCCCCTCGGGCCGCCATAGGCGGTAGCCGACGGTCGTTTGTTGATGGCTCGATTCCCTAGCCGTGGCCCACATCCTGCCGGGGGGTGATGTCCTCCAACAGTTCCCGCAGGCCTGAAATTTTACCCTGGAGCTTGGCGCAGTTTTCAGGCTTTGCAGCCCGTTCAAGCTCGTCGCGCCAGTCCTCGATCTTGGCCGCGCAAAGCTCGCGCAGGGCCATCAGACCAGCTTCCCCGCTACGGCAGCGGCACCGCTCGCGCGCCTCTGCGCCGCGATCAACCATTGTCCTTGCCCTTGTCCTGGGGCTTGCCCTTGGTGGCGGCATCCCAGCCGCGTTCAAAGCCGTCATCGCCTTCCTTGAGGAGGCTCATGTCGGTGATCTGAAACGACAGGCTTTGCGTCTTGCCGTTGCTCCGGGTGTCATCCTCGCTCACGCGGGTGACTTCCGCCTTGGCCTCGATGCGCACCACTGTGTCGGTGTCGAAATCCTTCAGCTTCAAACCAAGCTTCTTGATCTCGGCATCCTCCAAATTCACCCGGAGCCCCCAAGGAAACTTGGTTTCCTGGCCAGCGTCCGCGACGGAAAGCCCTGCGGCGTTCTTGTCCCCTTTCTTGGGCTTGGGGAGCGCCATGTTCGTCAGTTCCACATCAACCTCCCTGCTGGGGCAAACCCAGCTGCTTCAATTGGCTGCCCAGCATGTTCACAGCAATCTGCTGCAACGGGATGCCGCGCTTCTCCGCCTCGGCGAACAGCGCCTGCACCGTGCCCATGGCCTCGGCGCGCGCCTGTTCAACCATCTGCTCTTTGCGGAACTGCTCCGCCTCTTCCTTGGTGCGCAGCGTGGAAGTGTTCAGGTCCATGAGCTTGAATGCCTCGTCCACAAGCTCGTCGCGCTTGATCTTGGGCGCGTTCTGCGGGTCGTTGGCCAGCTGCATGGCCTTCATCACGTTCTCGCCCTGAAGCTCGCGGGCGATTAGCGCCGAGGAGCCAATGGCCTTGATGACGAAATCGCCCTTGATCTCGTCGCGCGGGTTGAACCGCATGTTCCAGTAGTAGAGCCAGGTGATGAACTGGCGGGTGATGTTCTGGTCGAACTGGCTCACCAGCCCCTTGAGCACGACGCTGGCCGCGCCCATGAGCATTGAGAGCCCGCTCGCCGTTCCCGCCGCGCCCTTCGTGGGGCCGTCGCCGCTCATGAACCTCGGCGTGGTGGTTTCGTCGGACCAGTCGGCCATGAGCTTCGCCACGTTCAACAGGTCCCCGACATTCGAGGGCACGGTGAACACCTTGAAGGCTTGGCTCAAGTCATCAACACTCTTGAACTCCCACGTCTTGAACGGGCGGATGTCGTAAGGGTCCGTGCCTTCCTGCAACGCGGAGCGGTTGATGCCGAACTGCGGGCCGGAGCAGATGGCCGCGTTATCCAGCGTCATGCGCACAGCCGCATTGAAGGCGCTTTGCGGGTGACGCAAAATGGAGGCGACGCCTTCGGGGAAGAAGGACGTCTCATCCTCGCCGTAGAAGAAGAAGCTGTAGGGAATGTCGATGCCTTCGATGGGGGCCAGCACAGCCTTGATTACACGCCTCCCCAGAATCCAAACATTCGCCGCGTATGCGCCATACTTGTCGCTGACTTCGATTCCCGCATCGGAAAGTTGCTTGCCGGAGAGATACCCCCAGCGTTCGAGCAGACGGTACCGGCCAGGCAACCCGGCGGAAGCCTGCCGAGATTCCTCCGGGATCTGGCGCTGCTCAGTTTCGTAGCGCTCCAGCTGTGCATCCCCATCGGGATTCTCGGAAATGTGCGCAGCGATCTCGCTGGCGTTGAAACCAGGCCAGGTTTCAAGCTCGCGCAGCTCCTTGAGGCTCTTGAGGTGGCTCTGCCATACAAAGCGCAACGCTTCCGGCTCAGTGGCCGTCAGGTCCGGAAAGATATCCCAGATGCTCACAAATTCACGGAAGGGCCAGTAGCCGCCTTCATCGGAGCCGAGCGCCCAGCCGGACTGGTCGGAGTATTTGAACTTCTCCCGGTGACGGATCTCCACGAGCGGGCCTTTGAGCACGCCGCAGCCATAGAGGACGCCCTGGAAGGTTACGCGGCTACAGACAGAGCGGTAGGAGGAGCGGCCCGGCCCCTCGGCCAGCTGGCTCTCCATCTCGCTGCCCATTTGCGAGGCCGCGTCATTGGCCAGGGAAAGCGTCAGGCCACGCAGCTCCGCCGCGCTCAAGACCTTGCCGAGCCGATTTTGCTCCATCGTGACAGCGACGTTGAGCAACGCGGGGGAAACCTCCGGCGTTGTGCTGGGGCTGATATCCCAGTTGCGTTCTCCCTTGGCGGGGAACAGCAAATCATTCAGCCGCGAATTGATGGAATCGACTTTTGTTTTCGTCTTGCGCAGGAACACCGTGCTCCGGTTGCTCTTCTCAAGGGCCTTCTTCACCTCTGGCGGGTACACGCCAAGGTACTGGCGCAAATCCTCAATCCAGCGCTTTTCATGCGGATCACGAAGAAGCGCGTTCTCTTCGAACTCGCTCCGCAGCTTCGCGCCGAGATCGCTGACAGGGCCGTCGCTCATTGCGCCCGCTCCTGTAGCAGCTTGCCGCGCGCGGCGCTCACGGCTTCAAGCTCAAGCACGTATGCGCCCATATCGCGCAACCAAGCGGCGAAATCCCTTATGGGTGTGTTTGCGCGTACCCTGGGCCGGGCCTGTCCGGTTTCACCGGGTCCGCCAGCAACTCCGCCGGAACCGGCGCTTTGGGATTCGGCGTCGGCACGAACACCGTAGAAGGCGTCTTCGCACACGCTGATAAACTCAGGGCTAAGCACACAATCAGCAGGAACAGACGCGGCCGCATCATTGAATCTCCTCTTGATGTCCGCGTTGGCCTTGGCAAGCGCGGCGCGGGTTGTCACGAGGTCCTGGGCAATGAGGTTCCCCGCCTCGGCATCGTGCTTGTAGTTCGTCAGCGCGGTTGTCGTGGCGTTGGCGCTGCCCTCGGCGTACTGGGCGCGCAACAGGGAAATGTCGGCCTTGCCCTTGGCCTCCGCCTCACCGTAGCCACCATGATGGCCCCAGGCGTAGCAACCAATGCCGGTGAGCAGCAACGCGGCAACGACGGCCAAGCTCACAATGGCCGTGCGATTGGAGCCGGTGAGCAGGCTATCGGCCATTCGGCACCCCCCTGCCCCAGCCTGCGGCCTCATAGGCGGGCATGAGATCAATCATGATGCGCTGCCAGTAGCGTTCGTTTTCGCTCTTGGCGCCTGCCGAGCGCCCGGCGTTCATGGCGGAAACGTCATGCGCGCGCAGAGGGT